GCTTTTTGGTGGTGCCGCAGGTGGTGGCAAGTCGTCGGCACTACTCATGGCTGCGCTGCAATACGTTGACATTCCCAACTATTCAGCAATGCTTTTCCGTCGCACACTTGCTGACCTCACCCTTCCCGGTGCGCTCATGGACCGTTTCCGTGATTGGACCGCGCATTACGAAGAAGTTCGTTTTAACCAGAATACCTATACAGCAGTATTTCCATCGGGTGCCCGCATCACATTCGGTTATCTCAACAATAAAGACGACTACTTGCGCTACAAGGGTGTTGAAGCGCAGTTCGTCGGAATGGACGAGGTCACCGAAATCCGAGAATCAGACTACCGATACCTCTTCTCCCGACTCCGGCGCCCAGCATCCGGTCCCCTCTCACGCGTACCGCTCCGTATGCGATGCGCCTCCAACCCTGCCCCCAACTGGGTCAGGCAACGGTTTCTCGTAGAAGGACCGGACAAGGGACGAATCTTCGTTCCCTCCAAACTGACCGACAACCCAGGCGTTGACGCCGACTCCTACCGTCGAGCCCTTGCGGAGCTAGACCCGATTGAACGAGCACGACTAGAGCAAGGTGACTGGTGGGCAACAAGCCTCGGTTCCTTGTTTGAACGGTCTAGTTTTGTTCAGATTGAGGGATACGAGATTCCCGAACTGACCGACGCGCCACCGCGTGCCGTTCGATTCTGGGACCTTGCCGCAACCGAAGCATCAGAACGCAACCCTGACCCCGACTGGACGGTCGGCACGCTGATGATGGTGCATCAGGGCATCTACTACGTCCTTGACGTGAAGCGGATTCGTGAACGTGGCGACAAGGTTGAGAACCTGATTGCTCTGACTGCCGCCGAAGATGGCCCGTCAGTCGCTGTTCGCATGGAACAGGAGCCGGGTTCAGCCGGCAAAGCCCTCATTGACCAATACGCTCGGTACATTCTTCCCGGCTACGACTTCATGGGCGAACGTGCGACCGGCGACAAGGTCAGTCGCGCTCGCCCCTTCGCGTCAGCGGTAGCCAACGGCAACGTTCGTGTTGTGCGCGCATCGTGGCTCACGGACTGGCTTGACGAACTATCGGGCTTCCCTGAAGCCGCATACCATGATGACCAAGTTGACTCAGCCGTCGGTGCTTACACTTTTCTCTCAGGTCTTGGACAACGGCGTGCTGCACGCGCTAGGCTCATTGCCTAGACCTACTAGCGACCTTATGAGAGGTACCTATGACGAGCGTCAACGACCGGCTTGCGGCGTGTCGCCAAGCCATCACCGATTTGCTGCGCAGCATTGATGACCTTCCCAATGACGACATTGAGGGCATCGCTGAGGGCGTACTCGCTCTAGATACGGTCCGTCAGGATTTGGCTGCGGTTCGTGACGCAGCAGAAACTCGACTTGTTACCGTGATGGGCGAGATGCCGGAGGTCTCCATTGCTGGAGCCACAATGGAACTGCGTCGTTCTGATAGTCGCAAGGCTTGGGACCACAAGGCCATCAGTGCTGAAGTTGCGGAACGGCTAGTGCAATCGTCAGTTGATTTTGAGACTGGCGAGATGCTAAAGAGTACGGAAGAACTCATTATGGACGTACTCACCTACGCTGGTGTGTCCTATTGGAAAGTCAAGGCGCTCAACAACCTTGGCATCTCCGCTGATGACTACTGCGAAGTTACTGAAGGCGCAATGAAAGTCCGTATCAACCGAGTCTGACGACTCATCATCTATTGGAGTATCAACATGCCTGCTGCCAAGAAGCCCATCACCCCCGAAGTTGAAGAAATCTCTCCCATCCCTGCGGAAGCCATCCTTGAAGCCGCTGGCCTCACGGATGCCGTAGAGCAGGTTCTCAACGACGAGAGGGCCCAGCGCGCTCAACTAGTCGCTGACATCGGTCGAGAACTTGCGGAACCGTTCCCCAAGGAAATGCTTCGCTACCACCAGGGCAAGAAGCTCACCTACATTCCCGTCGCTGAAGTCATTGCCCGCATGAACCGAGTTCTTGGCGTGGACGGATGGAACAGCGAAGTTATTCGCGTCTGGCGAGAGGATGACCAGCCGGATTGGGTCCTTGCCCACGTTCGCGTCACTGCCGTCATTGACTACAAGCACATCATTCACGACGGCGTCGGCGGCCAGCAGGTCAAGAAGTTGCGCAACGGCAACGGTGTTGTAGACCTTGGTGACGAGTACAAGGGTGCAATGTCCGATGCCCTCAAGAAGGCATGCCAGGGCTTCGGCGTTGGCATTGACCTTGCCCGCACCGATGAAGCCCTTGCCGTTGAAGAGTCCTACGCGACTGCGGCTGCCGAAATCACCGCCGACCCGGCATCCAACGAGAACGCCATGGCTGATGCGGTCAGTGCTGAAACGTGGGCGGCATTCCAGACCAAGATGAAGTCTCTTGGTGCTGACGAGAAGAAGGCCGTGCGCGAGTGGTGGTCCGCCAACTACGGCGCCTACGGGAACCCCAGCGCGAAGATTTCCACTGAGGACCAGATTCAGGACCTCATCACGGAAATGAATCGCATCGCGTTGACTGACGCTGAGGCGTGAAAGCGCCGTTCATCGTAGAGACGGAGCCGGTACCGGCTGATAATCAGCCCAAGTATCTATCACCGTCTTCTATCTCTACGTTTCAGCAGTGCCCACTGCGGTATCGCTATAGCCGTATTGACCGGATGCCTGAACCGTCTACGAGCGCGCAGGTACTTGGCTCAATGGCTCATGAGGTACTTGAGCTACTTATGGCAATGCCAGCAGAGGAACGCACGCTGGCGGCGGCTCGAGCGATTCTGCTTGAGCAGTGGGATATCAAGTGGCGTGATGAAGTACACGACCTGAACTTGTCTGATTACGACAATCACATGTTGCGTTGGCAGGTCTGGAAGTGTGTTCAGAACTACTTTGAGCTTGAGGACCCTGCCACGGTGACGCTTGATGGCATTGAGTGCCGATTGGAAGCGCCTATTGCGGATGTTCCGGTTCTTGGCATCTTGGACCGTTGGCACACGGCCCCCGATGGTTCTGCGGTCATCAGCGACTACAAGACTGGCAAGGTTGCGTCAAAGCGATACGACGGCGAAAAGCGTCAACAGTTGATGGTTTATGTTGAGTTGCATGAAACCATTTACGATTCTCATGTGTCAACTGCCGAACTGATTTATCTCAAGAACAAAGGCACGCGTGTCGCGTATGACCCGACCCCTGAGTCGCGTGCTGCAATGCGTGAAGCCGTAGCCTCCGTATGGTCGGACATGACCGACGGATGCGCTACTGGACTGTTTGAAGCAAAGAAAACCCGTCTTTGTGACTGGTGTAACTACAAGGGCATGTGCCCTGCCTGGAGGAAGTACTGACATGATGGACGATGACGCTTTTTCTCGGCTTGTTGCTGAGGAAGTCAAGAATCGAGTCACGCCGGAGCAGCGTGAATACCTATCGCTGCCTGAGAACCGTGACCGTTGGGAACGAGCTCTGGTCATCCTGACCGACAACCTCAATAACCAGCTTACTGACCTTGATGCTCGTGAAGAGCGTGAGCGTGAGCGCTATGAGGCGCTTGGGACGGACGGTCTCAAGTTGCTGGCTGAGATGCTTGCCGACGTAGAGAACCGCAAGAAGAAGGTCTCACGGTTCCTATTCCATGTTGAGCGTCGCATTGAGGCGGTTCACCGTCTTGCTGCCGGGTCATCGGAGGAGATTCAGGAACGAGCGCGACTCGTTGAGTTCCTTCGCCGTTCTATTGAGCAGCACCGGACCTTGATGATTCGCGAGAACCTTGAGCCGACGCCTATTGATAGTGCGCTTTGGGCTGCGCTTGATGGTGAATGGAACTTTGACGACATTGATTTTGATGAACTGCTTGACGAGTAATCATGCCTGCTAGGTCGGTTCGCAAAGTCGGTGCCGTTACTACCGACTGGTCGGGTTCAGTTTTTGATGAACGCAACTGGCCCGCTCTAGGCGGCGCTGGGTGGGCGCGGATTGGACAAGTCAAAGAGTTCAGTTCCAATCATTGGATTGCTGGAACCCTGCTAAAAACTAGTGGTCGTATCGGACTTAGTACTTGGGACCATCGCGTTCATCATGATTGCGAAGTCATTGTGATGCAACGGTACATGGATGCCGGTCTAGCGGAACTTGTTCGACAAGCCCGTTCACTGGGTCAACCAGTCATCAACGATTTGGATGATTGGTTTTGGGGACTACATAAGTCCAATAATGCGGCCAAGATTGTTGACCCGAAGAACTCTCCTGACAACAATATTGACCATTACAAGATGACGTTGCGGGCATCTACCGTCGTCGTCACATCCACCCCCTACTTGGCGGAGCGGATTCGCGAGTGGGGTGGCATCCGAGTAGAAGTCATCCCCAATGGGATTGATGTGCGTCGATTCCCGCAACGCGTACATCGACGCGTCAATCCTGTTATTGGGTGGTCTGGCTCTACCGGGCATCGTTCTGGTGATTTGGCGTTGCTGCGGGAACCGTTTGCGACACTCAAGGATGTGGCGTTTCATCACACCGGCCACTATGAGGCATACCCGTCGTTTGTTGATGAGGTAGGGGTGCCTGCTGAGCTTGTCACGCTGATGCCGATGCTTGCGCCACATGAGTACCCGCATGGGCTTGTCTTTGATATTGGCGTTGTGCCGTTGGTTGATATTCCATTCAACAAGGCCAAGTCGTATATAAAGGGTTTGGAGTATGCGGCAGCGGGAATTCCTTTTGTTGCATCACCGCTACCAGAGTATGTATGCCTAGCGGAAGAACATGGCATTGGCCGTCTAGCAAAAACGTCAGCTGACTGGATTCGGGAA